CAAGAAGAGTCTGCCCTAAGGCGTCTGACGGCTTCGGCAAACACCTGGGTTGGCATGGCCGCAAGCTGGGTTCAGACAAATCCCGAACTGACTCAAACCCTATTGAACGTTGCCACGAGTACGCTGGCGCTGGTCGGCGTGCTGGGAGGTGTCGGGCAAATCGTATGGCCTTTGATTGCCGGGGTGAATGTCATTATTGCTGCAGCAAGCATGCTGGGGACAGTATTTACTCTAGCCGGCGGCGCTATCGCCTCAGCTCTTGGGGCCATCACGTGGCCAGTTATAGCTGTTGTGGCGGCGATTGTCGGTGGAGCCCTGCTGATCCGTAAATATTGGGAACCACTCAGTGCATTCTTTGGCGGCGTTATTGAGGGACTTGGTACTGCTTTTGCTCCGCTGGCAGAAATTTTTTCCCCGCTTGCGCCGGCATTTGATTTTCTCGTTGAGAAGCTCGGCAGCATCTGGCAGTGGTTCACTGATCTACTTGAACCCGTAAAGGCGACACAAGAAACGCTCGAACGCTGTAAGAATGTGGGGGTAATGTTTGGCCAGGCACTGGCCAATGCGCTCATGGCGCCACTTAATATCTTTAACAGCCTGAGCAGTAAAGCAAGCTGGTTATTGGACAAACTCGGCATTATCAAAAAAGAGTCCGGCCAACTTGAAGATACCGAGGCTAAGGTGAAAACCACGGCCGTGACGCCTGACGGAACCTATATTCCGCCGACATCCACATTAAGCGGCTATCCGCTTTATCAGCCGCTATCTGCCCCCGCTGGGCGATCTTTTATCGACAACAGTAAGCGAGAGTACAGCATCACTCTGCAAGGTGATGTTCTGCCGAACAGTGATTTAGACCGTCGGCTCAGAGAAGCCGTTGATAACCTCGTTCGTCAAGAGCGTTCATATCAGCGCTCAAGCTTTTCGCATGACTGAGGAGATTTAGACAGTGTTAATGGTATTAGGTTTATTTGTGTTTGAGCGCCGAACGCTACCGTATCAGTCGATGCAATATACAAAAGATTATCGATGGGCATCAAATAACCGCATCGGCAAGTCACCTGCGTATCAATTTCTTGGTGAGGGAGAAACCACACGCATACTCTCCGGTACGCTCTACCCAGAAATTACTGGCGGTAAATTATCGCTTTTGGCGATCGAATTGATGGCCAACGAGGGACGTGCATGGCCACTGATCGACGGTAGTGGAATGATTCACGGCATGTATGTGGTTGAAAAGGTAACACATACTCATACGGATCTTTACAGTGATGGGTCTGCCAGAAAAATCGAGTTTAACCTGACTTTAAAGAGAGTCGATGAATCCCTGGTTGTTATGTATGGCGATTTAAAAGCACAAGCCGAAACCCTGGTGTCATCAGTGGGTAGCTGGGCGGGAGGACTGGTGGGATGATAACGGGAATGACTCTCCAGGCAGGTGCATGCATTGCTCCCGATTTTATGCTCGCTTTCGGTAAGGATGATATTACTGAGGTTTTCAGAGAGCGGCTCATCAGTCTGACAATGACTGATAATAATGGATTTGAAGCTGACCAGCTTGATATAGAGCTTGATGATTCTGACGGGTTGGTTGAGTTACCACCGCGCGGCGCTTCTTTGAGTTTGTGGTTAGGCTGGCAGGGATCGGCATTGCTGGGAAAGGGGAGTTTTATCGTAGACGAAATCGCGTATCGAGGTGCTCCAGACGTTCTCACCATTCGTGCACGCAGTGCTGATTTTCGAGGATCGCTCAACTCGCGTCGCGAGCAGTCCTGGCATGATACAACGCTTGGGACAATTGTCGACACCATTGCTCAGCGGAATAAGCTCATAGCCAGGATAGCCGAGAGTTTGGTACCTGTTGAGGTGCCCCATATCGATCAGACGCAGGAGTCTGATGCTGTATTCTTGTCGCGGCTGGCCGAGCGAAATGGTGCGGTTGTCTCCGTAAAGGCAGGAAAACTCCTTTTCCTGAAAAAGGGGAGTGCGATGAATGCAAGTAATAAACCCTTCCCGCAAAGGGTCATAGAACGTGGCGATGGAGACAGCCATCAATTTACTATTGCCGATCGGGGGGCGTATAGCGGTGTTACAGCCAAATGGCTGCAAACCAAAGACCCGAGTCAGCAAAACCAAAACGTTAATCTCAAACGTGTGTCGAAAGAGCAGGATCTACATTCCTGGCAACATCCGGATGCCACTATGACACCGTCAGCGAGCAAGCCGAGCGGGAATCAGGGCGCACGAAACGGTGAATACATGGCTGGAGAACCGGAAAATGTTCTGGAGTTAACGACCATTTTCGCTAGCAAAGCGCAGGCCATCCGTGCGGCGCAGGCCAAATGGGAAGAAATACAGCGTGGTGCAGCTGAGTTTTCTATCACGCTCGCAATTGGCCGTGCAGATCTGTTTCCTGAAATACCTGTTACAGTCAGAGGATTCAAGAACGTCATAGATAATCAAGCATGGGTAATCAGCCGGGTAGTGCATCGTCTTAATAGCAACGGTTTCACTTCGACGCTTGAGCTGCAAGTGAAATCCTCAGATATTGAATATGTCACAGAAGAAGGGAAGGGATAAAATAATACCCATTTAGTGATTTATTGGGTATGATAAGTTCACTTTTAGTGAATTGCGGAGCCAGTTATGTTTCATTGTCCTGAGTGTAAGCAAGCGGCACATGCCCGTACGAGTCGATACCTTAGCGAGAATACCAAAGAACGTTATCATCAGTGCACAAACATCAATTGCAGTTGCACTTTCGTGACGATGGAATCGGTAGAGCGATTTATTGTTACCACTGGTGGAGTTACCCCTAAAGTGTCGCGATCCACACTTAAAGGCTAGTGCCTGTTACCCCCCTTTAAACTAACCCGCCGCGAGCGGGTTTTTTATACCTTAAAGAAAATGGCGGTAAGAAGTCTACCGCCATTTCATCGCCATCAAAAGCTCAGGCAACAAAAAAGCCACTCGCGAGAGTGGCTTAATTATATGATTCTAAAGCTAAAATTTGGTGGCCCCTGCTGGACTTGAACCAGCGACCAAGCGATTATGAGTCGCCTGCTCTAACCACTGAGCTAAGGGGCCGTGGCGGTGAATTATAAAGTAACTCCCTGCTGCAATCCAGCCATTCCCTCCTGCCTGCTGTTTTTATAAACAACGCATTATCAACCCTTTATACTAACTACAAGATACATTCATCGGGGAGTGAGATGATCAACGATATTCTGGCGCCGGGGCTGCGGGTGGTGTTCTGCGGGATCAACCCAGGCAAGTCTTCCGCCCATACGGGTTTTCACTTCGCCCATCCGGGAAATCGTTTCTGGAAGGTCATTCATCAGGCAGGATTCACCGATCGGCTGCTGAAGCCTGAAGAGGAGCAGCATCTGCTGGATACTCGCTGCGGCATTACCATGCTGGTGGAGCGTCCGACAGTCCAGGCTACAGAGGTGAATCTGCATGAGCTGCGCAGCGGCGGGCGGGAACTGGTGAAGAAAATAGAAGATTACCAGCCTTCGGCGCTGGCGATCCTTGGCAAGCAGGCGTACGAGCAGGCCTTTAGCCAGCGCGGTGCGCAGTGGGGCAAACAGAGGATTACCATTGGCATGACGCAGGTGTGGGTGCTGCCAAATCCGAGTGGGCTGAACAGGGCGACGCTCGACAAGCTGGTCGAAGCCTATCGCGAACTCGATGAGGCGTTGATGGTGCGAGGGCGCTAGGGGGTTGTGGTTCTACTCTGCTGAAAAAGATGAAAAAAAAGCTCCCGGTTGGGAGCTTTTTACTTTTCAGGGCCGATTAATCGTCGAGGAAGCTACGCAGAACTTCAGAACGGCTCGGGTGGCGCAGTTTGCGCAGGGCCTTCGCTTCGATCTGACGAATACGTTCGCGGGTAACGTCGAACTGTTTACCCACTTCTTCCAGCGTGTGGTCGGTATTCATATCGATACCGAAACGCATACGCAGGACTTTCGCTTCACGCGCGGTGAGGCCCGCCAGAACGTCGTGAGTGGCAGCACGCAGGCTCTCGGTAGTCGCAGAGTCCAGCGGCAGCTCGAGGGTGGTATCCTCGATGAAATCACCCAGATGCGAATCTTCATCGTCGCCGATTGGCGTTTCCATGGAGATAGGCTCT